GGCGACACCGCCTTCCGCCACGGCAGAGCAGCCGCTTGAAGGAGACGGGAGTAAACCTTCCCCACCGACGACCGCCATGGAGCGGCCTTAAGGTGGTAGGAGGGGATGTTAACCACCACGAAAGGAGACAAAGCGATGAATGAAAATTGGAAGATGGTAAGACCGGAGTACAGAGGCAGGAAGAAGGTGCGTTACTACCTGGCTTACGGCAGTAACCTGAACATGTACCAGATGCTGGTGCGCTGCCCGGGAGCAAGACGCAGAGGCTGGGGAAAGATCCCTGATTACGAGCTTCTCTACAAGGGCAGCAAGACCGGGTCCTACCTCACGATCGAGCCAAGGGAAGGTGCTTATGTTCCGGTCGGGGTCTTCACGGTAACACCGGAGGATGAGAAGAAACTGGACCGCTACGAAGGCTTCCCACGATTCTACTACAAGAAGGAAATGAAGATCCGGGTGTGGGATCAGGTGCTGGAAAAGCACAGGATGGTCGATGCCTTCGTCTACATCATGCATGAGGACCGGCCCTTCGGAGTACCGAGTCCTACCTACGTCGCTACCTGCATGGAAGGCTACGGCGACTTCGAATTTGACGAGCAGCTTCTGGAGAATGCCTTCTTCCGGAGCATTACTGAGGTGGCAAGGCAGGAAGAGGAGGACAGGGCATGAAGGATAACAACGTGACGGAGCTTCGGATCTGCCCGATCTGCGGAAAGCCATATTCCGGTGTTCCGGCGCTATCCCGGACGGACAACAAAACCCAGATCTGTCCGGACTGCGGGACAAGGCAGGCGCTGGCATCGATCGGGGTGGATAAGGAGGAGCAGGAGAAGATCCTCTCCATCATTCATCAGCACTGAGATACACGGAAACAGAAATAACAGGGGCCTTTGGCGGGGCTCCTTTTTGAGATAGATGGGAGGTGCCGGATATGGCGATGCGGAAGTTAAAAGAATATACACCGACCAGATTCATGGCACCGGACTCTCATTACGACAAGGACAGAGCGGATTACGCTGTTGCCTTCATCGAGTGCCTCTGCCATACCAAGGGACGCTGGGCCGGGCAGCCCTTTGATCTTATCGACTGGCAGGAACAGATCATCCGGGATATCTTCGGGGTGATCAAACCGAATGGATACAGGCAGTTCAACACCGCCTATGTGGAAATCCCCAAGAAGCAGGGGAAGTCAGAGCTCGCAGCAGCAGTGGCACTGTATCTCTGCTGCGGTGACGGGGAACAGAGAGCAGAGGTCTACTCCTGTGCTTCTGACCGTCAGCAGGCCAGCATCGTCTTTGAGGTTGCTATGGATATGGTGCGGATGACACCGGCACTTGCCAAGCGGACCAAGATCCTCGCCTCTCAGAAGAAGATGATCTTTGAGCCGACGAACAGTATCTATCAGGTCCTGTCGGCAGAGGCATACAGCAAGCACGGTCTCAACATTTCCGGTGTTGTGTATGACGAGCTGCATGTCGCGGACCGGCAGATGTTTGATGTCATGACAAAGGGCTCCGGTGATGCCCGTACCCAGCCACTGTATTTCCTGATTACAACAGCCGGAAATGACCAAAACAGCATCGGCTACGAGATACACGAGAAGGCACTGGATATCATCGAGGGCAGGAAGGCAGACAAGACCTTCTACCCGGTGATCTACGGCGCCTCAGAATCCGAGGACTGGACGGCCCCGGAGGTATGGAAGAAAGCGAATCCCTCCCTTGGCATCACGGTTTCTATTGATAAGGTCATGCAGGCGTGCGAGTCAGCCCAGCAGAATCCTTCTGAGGAGAACGCATTCCGGCAGCTCAGGCTTGACCAATGGGTGAAGCAGACCGTCCGCTGGATGCCGATGGACAAGTGGGATGCCTGTGCTTTTCCGGTCGATGCGGATTACCTCCGTGGCCGGGTTTGTTACGGCGGGCTGGACCTGTCGAGTACTTCTGATATCACGGCGTTCGTGCTGGTCTTCCCACCGGATGATCCGGAGACCGGCAAGTACGAGATCCTGCCTTACTTCTGGCTGCCGGAAGAGACACTGCCAATCCGTGTAAAGCGTGACCACGTGCTCTACGACGTCTGGCAGAGACAGGGGTACATCAATACGACGGAAGGAAATGTCATTCATTACGGATTCATCGAGAAGTTCATCGAGAACCTGGGCACGCAGTACAACATCCGCGAGATCGCTTTCGACCGCTGGGGTGCCGTGCAGATGACGCAGGACCTGGAGGAGATGGGATTCACGGTTGTCCCGATGGGGCAAGGATACTCATCCCTTAGTCCACCTACAAAAGAGCTGATGAAGCTGGTCCTTGAGAAGCGGATCGCGCATGGTGGGAATCCGGTACTTCGCTGGATGATGGACAACGTCACGATCCGGCAGGACCCGGCTGGCAACATCAAGATGGACAAGGACAAGAGTACGGAGAAGATTGATGGTGCGGTTGCGACGGTCATGGGACTGGACCGGGCAATCCGGTGTGGGTTGAATGACGGGACCAGTGTTTATGACACAAGAGGACTGATTGTTTTCTAAGGAGTGCATATGGATTATTCAGATCTCATCGGTAAGAGATTCGGAAAGCTGACCGTGCTCTCTTTTGCGGGATTTGTCCCTGAAGGGCATGGAGGACGACATAGATCGGCTTATTATTGCCGCTGTGACTGCGGGAATCTCTGTGTTGTTAAGAGGCATGTTCTCTTGAATGGAAGACAGACAACTTGCTGCAATTGCTTTCGAATTGAGCGTGAAGAAGATTACATCCGATATTATTGTGCTGATGGAAAGTCTTTTATTTTCGATTCGCAGGACCTCTCAGTAGTTAAGGAGCACAAGTGGTACATTAACCCCTATGGATATCCCTGTACCCAAATAGGTCGTAAGAATATGCCGTTATCGAGGTTGTTAATGAACCCTGAGAAAGGCCAGTATGTTGATCACATCGATGGTGATCCAACAAATAATAGAAGGCAGAATCTTAGACTGGCGACACCGCTTGAGAATCAAAGAAATATGAGTATCGCGAAAAACAATACGAGCGGTTTTAAAGGTGTAAGCTACCGAAAGGATCGAGGAAAATATCGAGCATACATTTCACTTTATGATCGGTATGTGCATTTGGGGCATTATGATACAGCAGTTGAGGCAGCGAGGGCTTATGATCAGGCCGCTCGCTTTTATTTTGGGGATTTTGCCTGCCTGAACTTTCCTTATGAGCATGAACAGGATTGTAACAGAAAGGTCAGATTATCTGCTTAATGTGGGAGCATCTTTGTCTACTTTACACGGTTGCATAGTTTCCCGGGAAGAGTGATGTATAGTGTCACATTCAAAGGAGGGCAGCAGCCATGAAAAGAACATTTCATACAGACAGGAAGGCAATGGTTAAGGCAGTAAGCGAGGCACTGGGGACTCCCTCAAAGTACCTCGGTGCTCCGACGATGAGCTACCAGATCGGCAGCATCAACATTGACCGGAATGGAGTACTTACCACAGAGAACGAGGAGGAAGGAGAAAGGGCGATGACAGCATTGAAGGAACAGGGAATCACACCGGAAGAGGAACCGGCAGAAACGGCAGAGGCGCAGGCAGCAGATCTTCCTCCGATCGACGGCCTTGAGGTCTCGATCCCAAGGGACAAGATGACGGAGGATCAGCTCGACAACCTGAAGAAGCTGATCGAGGCCAAGAGCATCCTGATCCGGCATGCTTTCCAGACGGACAGCACAGACCTCACGGTGACAGACGACAAGATCATCTTCCCATGGTTTCAGACCCCATGCAGTTCCGATGAGGCTTTCGCATACACGACCTTCGTCGGAAAGCTCTGCGAGATGGTCAGAAAGCAGAAGCGGATCACAGCAACGGAGAAGGAAGTCGATAACGAGAAGTACGCATTCAGATGCTTCCTCCTGCGGCTCGGCCTGATCGGCAAGGAGTACAAGGTGACGAGGAAGATCCTCCTTCAGAATCTCTCCGGGTCCTCGGCCTTTAAGTCCGGGAAGAAGCCGGAAGCTCAAGCAGAAACGGCACCTGCAGATGTCCCGGAGAATGTCTAAGCTACACAGGATCTGGCCTTCATCTTTGGTGGTTTTACCAGCGAGATAGTACTCGCTATTTCCTTCGATCAGAGTGATATATGTACACAACAAAAGGAAACAACCACCAAGGAGGACAAGACCATGACAAAGGAAACAGCAAGAAGAGCAGCGGAGCTTAGGGTACCGGCAGAGAGCACAAGCGAGAACCTGGAATGCCAGGGCTTCAAGGTTTTAACCTTCGGGAACAGGATCCTCGCGGTCGGCTATTACTACATGGGCATGAACAAGCCGGGCTACTACGCAGCAGCCTATGAGTTCACAGGCAGCGACCACACCTGCGAAGGAAGCATCAGCCTGAAGGCGCTGAGCCAGGTTGAATTCGAAGACGACGGACACGCCTTCGCATGGGCGATGAACGCATAAGAAGAGCATTTCCTTCAAGGAGCCTTATGACGAGGCTCCTTTTTACGTGGTGAGAAGAATGATTATTTTACTCCTGATCGCAGTGATTGCTGCGGTTATTTTTTGTGCCGGAATGCTGGCCTACCTGAAGCTATTTACATTTCTGAATGAGGAGGAGCGATGAGCATCTTTTCAAGAATCTTTAAGTCCCGAGGGTCTCCGAAGAACAGCCTGCCGGGCGACGGATACAGGCCATATGTCGGCAGGACCACTTCCGGCAACAGCGTGACGCAGAGATCGTCCATGCAGCTCACGGCAGTGTACTGCTGTGTCCGGGTTCTCTCCGAGGCGGTGGCGGGACTTCCGCTGATCACATACCGGTATGGGAAGAACGGCACGAAGGAGCGGGCAACGGACCATCCGCTGTATCTCCTTCTCCATGATGAGCCGAATCCGGAGATGACGAGTTTCTCCTTCCGGGAGACCCTGATGATGCACCTTTTGTTGTACGGGAACGCCTACGCGCAGATCATCCGGAATGGAAAAGGGGATGTGGTAGCCCTGTATCCGCTGATGCCGGACCGCATGAAGGTGGACCGTGATGAGCATGGTCACATCTACTACGAGTACATGAAGCAGTCAGATGAAGCGGCGACGATGAAGACCGGAACCGTGATCCTGAAGCCGGAGGATGTGCTGCACATACCGGGACTTGGCTTTGATGGCCTCGTCGGCTATTCCCCGATCGCCATGGCCAAGAACGCCATCGGTATGGCATCTGCCTGTGAGGAGTATGGCGCTTCCTTCTTTGCAAACGGTGCCTCTCCGGGAGCTGTTCTGGAACATCCAGGTGTACTGAAGGACCCGGAAAAGGTCAGGGCGGCCTGGCAGGAGGCTTACGGCGGCCCGCACAAGGCCAACAGGGTGGCAGTCCTCGAGGAGGGGATGAAGTTCACACCGATCTCCATCAACCCGCAGGAAGCGCAGTTCCTCGAGACCCGGAAGTTTCAGCTCGATGAGATCGCAAGGATCTTCCGTATCCCGCCACACATGATCGGAGACCTGGAACACGCGACCTTCTCCAACATCGAAGAGCAGTCTCTGGAATTTGTCCAGTACACCCTGCAGCCGTGGCTGGTCCGCTGGGAGCAGGCCATGCAGCGGGCACTGTTCAGACCGGAGGAGAAGCAGAAGTATTTCATCCGCTTCAATGTGGACGGCCTTCTTCGCGGCAACTATGCAACCCGCATGCAGGGATATGCGACCGGCATTAATAATGGTTTTATGTGCCCCAACGATGTCCGGCAGCTTGAGAATCTTGACCTGATTCCGGACGAGATGGGCGGCAACACATTTATGGTAAACGGCACGATGACACCTCTTAAGGATGTCGGTGCTGCGTATAAGACACAGGAAGGATCGGAGCCAGAAGAAGGCTCTGAGGAAAACGACCCTGATGAGCAGGGAGAGGAGGAAGACAATGAAGAAGTTCTGGAAATGGGCAACAAACCGGATCAGGGATCAGGCCGGAGAAGAGACGGAAGAACGGGCCCTGTTTCTTAATGGCGCGATCGCGTCGGAGAGCTGGTTTGATGACGATGTGACTCCGGCCATCTTCAAGGATGAGCTGAATTCCGGGAAGGGCAACATTACCGTCTGGATCAACTCGCCGGGTGGTGACTGCTTTGCGGCTGCCCAGATCTACAACATGCTCCGTGACTATAAAGGCCACGTGACGGTGAAGATCGACAGTCTGGCAGCGAGTGCGGCATCCGTCATTGCGATGGCAGGAGACGATGTTCTCATCAGCCCGACCGGCATGGTCATGATCCATAACCCGAGCACGGTTGCCATGGGCGATCACGGGGATCTGGAGAAGGCTATCGACATGTTAAACGAGGTGAAGGATTCCATCATCAATGCTTATCAGGCAAAGACCGGTCTCTCCCGGGGAAAGCTCAGTAAGCTCATGGAGGATGAGACCTGGATGGACGCCAATAAGGCAGTCGAGCTTGGCTTTGCCGATGATGTGATCCACCGGAATGATCCGGCAGGAATCACGATCGGGAAGGAAGATCCTGATAAAGAGGATGATCCTGATGAGGACAAGCCCGACGAGGAAGAGCCCGACAAGCAGGAAGAAGAGGAACCGGATAAGAAGAGGAAGCCAGATGATCCTGAGAAAGAGGACCATACAGACGGCTTCCTTTTTGCATCCCATCCGTTTGAACTGGCGGTCACGAATCAGCTGATCGACTATGCGAAGAAGCACGCTCCGGAGATGCCGGAGACAGATACACGGGTCATGGCAGCAGAGCGCTACCAGAGACTGAAGTCCATGAAGGACGCATTTTAAGGAGGAGAAGATTATGGATATTAAGGAAATGTACGCGAAGAGAGCGACGGCATGGGAGGCGGCGAAGAAGTTTCTCGACACCCATACCATGGAAGACGGCACGATGTCCGCAGAGGACGGTGCCACCTACGACAGGATGGAAGCCGACATCAATAACCTCACTGCATCGATTGAGCGTGAAGAGCGTCGGATGGAGATGGAGAAGAAGCTGAGTCAGCCGACTTCCAGACCCATCACCGATAAGCCGGGTGCAGGTGTAGATCATGCACCTCTTACCGGCAGGGCTTCCCACCAGTATGCGGTGGACTTCCTTGCTGCCATGCGGTCCAATTTCCATCAGGTCAGCGATGTCCTTGAGGAAGGAAACGATGCAAACGGCGGTTACCTGGTCCCGGCAGAGTGGGATAAGAGACTCATTGACAAGCTCGATGAGGAGAACATCTTCAGAGGGCTGGCAACGACCATCACCACTTCCGGTGAGCATAAGATCAACATCGCAGCTACCAAGCCCGCGGCAGCCTGGATCGAAGAGGGTGAGGCGCTGACCTTCGGGGACGCTACCTTCGATCAGATCATGATGGATGCACATAAGCTCCATGTGGCGATCAAGATCACTGAAGAGCTCCTGTACGATAACGCCTTCAACCTGGAGGGCTACATCATCAACCAGTTCGGTCGTGCTCTCGGCAATGCGGAAGAGGATGCTTTCCTGAATGGCGACGGACAGGGCAAGCCGCTCGGCATCTTTGCAGATAAGGGAGGCGGAGAGAAATCCGTCGAGGTTGCAGCCGGGAAGCTCACCTCGGATGACATCCTGAACCTGATCTACTCCCTGCGCAGACCGTACCGCAAGAACGCGAGCTTTATCATGAACGACCAGACGCTGGCTGTTCTCCGTAAGCTCAAGGACGCCAATCAGGCTTACATCTGGCAGCCGTCCTATCAGGCAGGGGAGCCGGATCGTCTCTGCGGCTATGCGATCCATACTTCCGCATACTGCCCGACGCTGGAAGCTGGGAAGTCTGCCATCGCCTTTGGTGATTACAGCTACTACAACATTGGTGATCGTGGCACCCGTAGTTTCCAGGAGCTGCGTGAGCTCTTTGCAGGAAACGGCATGGTCGGTTATGTGGCGAAGGAACGTGTCGATGGTAAGCTCGTGCTGCCGGAGGCCATCAAGATCCTGTCTGTGAAGGCATCTGCGTAAGGAGACGGGAGTCACGATGGCTAAGGGTGTCGTAAAACGCGATACCCTTTGAAGTCCAACGATTCGTGACTCCCTTTGATTTATGGGGTAACGATTCGTTACTCCATCGGATAAGGAGGATGAGATGGTATCACTTGATGAAGCGAAGAACTACCTCCGTGTGGATTATGCTGACGATGATGCGCTCATCCTGCAGATGATCGATTCAGCGGAGAGGCTCACAAAGGATGCGGGGAGACTTACGGATGAAGAATTTGCCTCTAACGAGCCCTCGGTCCGGATTGCGGTTCTGTATGCCATCGGCTACCTGTACGAGCACCGGGAGGAGGCAGACCTGCATGAGCTGACGCTGATGCTCCGGGCTATTCTCTTCGGTGTGAGGAAGGTGGTGTTCTGATGGAGATTGCGGCATTGAATCTTCGGATCACTTTCCAGAAACAGGTGACCGATGTGGATGAGTTCATGAACCACACGAATACAGCCAGCGACTACATTACCTGTTGGGCTACTGCCTCAGGCTCCGGTACCGAGACCGATGCAGCCGGGACCACAAATCCGAAGGAGACTATAGATTTCACGACAAGATGGTGTGAGGCGCTTTCCAAGGTGACGTCAGAGGATTACCGGATCATTGCGGATGGCAAGCTCTACAACATCCTTTACGTCAATCCGATGGGGTATAAGCACCGGAGCCTGAAGTTCCATTGTGAGAGGGTGAAGCGATGAGCACGATCAAACCGGAGCAGCTTTCAGATGAGATCATGAAAGGCCTCGAGGAATACAAGGACCTGTCTACAGATGCTATGAAGGAATCCGTCGAGAAGGTAGCCAAGAAGGTGAAGAAGGACATCCAGTCTGCAGCGCCTGCTCTGACCGGCAGATACAAGAAGTCATGGAAGGTCACGAAGACCGATGAGAACAACGAACGTCTTGTGATGACGGTCCATGCCGGAAGGTATCAGCTGACGCACCTTTTGGAACACGGTCATGCCAAGCGCGGCGGCGGGAGAGTCCGGGCGATTCCGCATATCGCTCCTGCCGAGGAGGAAGGCGTGAAGGAGCTGGAGGATGACATCAAGGAGGCACTGGAGAAAGGCGGCGGATCATGACCTATGAAGAACTGACGGCCATGCTGAAGGAAGTGAATCTTCCTTTTGCCTATGACCATTTCGCAGAGGGTGAGTCTCCGGACCCGCCTTTTTTCGTGTTTCTGATTCCTTCTGAGGAGACCTTCGGAGCGGACAACATCGTGTATGCGTCCTTCCCGGAAGTGAATGTCGAGCTGTATACGGACAAGAAGAGTCCGAAGCTCGAGAAGCGTCTGGAGAAGATCTTCAACAGCCATGAAGTGTACTGGCAGAAATCAGAGACCTGGATTGCATCGGAGCGCATGTATGAGGTGCTCTATGAACTGACTTTATAAGGAGGCAGGAATGGGTAAGAAGAATAAGGTGAGGTACGGCCTGAAAAACGTCCATTATGCACTGGCTACCATTGCGGAGGATGGAACGGCAACCTTTGAGAAGCCTGTCCGCTGGCCCGGTGCGGTATCAATCAAGTTTGCGGCGCAGGGATCTCAGGAGCCCTTCTATGCAGATGACATCAAGTATTATGTCACGAATTCCAACACCGGCTACAACGGTGATCTGGAGACCGCGATGGTTCCGGAGGATTTCAAGACGTCTGTTCTTGGTGATGTGAAGGACGCAAACGGTGTGCTCGTGGAGAACGCAGATGCAGAGGCAGTTCATTTCGCTCTGCTTTTTGAATTCTCTGGGGATGAGAAGGCAGTCCGTCATGTGCTTTATAATTGCACGGCATCGAGACCGGACATGGAGGCAGAGACTAAGGAAGACAAGGTTTCCGTGAAGACCGAAGCGCTGACGATTGATGCGTCCACGATCTACTCCAAGGAACTCGATATCAACGTGGTCAAGGCAGATACCTGCAGTGAGACGGACGATACCACCTACAACAAGTGGTACACCGAGGTACACCTTCCGGCGAAGACGACTACGACAACTGCGAAGGCATGAGGGGAGTAAGGCATGAGAAAGGAACTTGAAATGACGATGGAGGACGGGAGTACAAAGCTCCTACCCTTTGAAGCCAATGGCGCGACGGCGATCCTTTACCGCATGACGTTTCATGAAGATCTGATGGTCACGATGAACGGTCTCTCCACTGCCAACATGGATACACTGGTCGGTGCCAAGCTCGCCTACATCATGAACGCGCAGGCAGAGGGAAAGACTTCTGATCTCTCCATGGATCACTTCATCCACTTCGCTGCCGGGTTTGACGGGATCTGCCTCATTGAGAAGCTCGATGAGTTTGTAGCGATCTACCTCGGCAACCGGATGACGACATCTGAAGCAAAAAAAGAGGACGCCCAACTGACAGAGAAATCAACACCGCAGTCTACCTCCTGAGGTGTAAGCAGTTGGGCTTTTCGGTCCAGGAATTATCCCTGCTGGAAGAGGGACAGGTTTATGACCTTCTTGCGGAAAGCGGGAATGATAATGAAGAGTACGACGAAATCGCGACGCAGGAGGACTTTGATAACTGGTGAATTATTTTGACAGCCCTGTAAGGAAATAGTAAACTGGATACGTCCCTTATGGGATAGAGAGCACTGGGATAACGGCAGGCGGTTGGTCATCATTCTCCGGAAGGAGGTGATGTCTATGCGTATTACGTTTCATATCGGTAAATTCACCGTGACGATTATCGTAAAAAGCAACAGCCGCCACTCGGGCAAGTGACGACTGTTTAATAAATAGTTGATTCCTTACTAGAGACCAACCGCTTGTCGCAGTGCTCTCTTTATGCTTTGATTATAGGAATTCTGCAGGCTATTGTCAAGAATCAGCATAAAAAGCAACAGCCGCCACTCGGCCAAGCGACGACTGTTTGATTAAAATGGTTTGCATTTGAGACCAACCACTCCGCCAAGTGATGGTTCCGTGTAAAAATGGTTCCAGGTAAAAATATTTAGAAACATTGGGGGAGAGTCAAACCGCTTGTCGCAGTGCTCTCTATGTTTTGATTATAAGAAATCAACAGGTAATGTCAAGGGCATCGATCTATTAGGGTCGGTGCTTTTTTGATGCACAATTTTCAGGAAGGAGGTCAGTATGGCTGATCGTATTAAGGGCATCACCGTTGAGATCGGTGGCGACACCACGAAACTCTCAGATGCCCTGAAGAATGTTAATAAGTCCATCAAGGATACACAGAATCAGCTGAAGGACGTGAATAAGCTCCTGAAGCTTGACCCCGGCAATACAGATCTCCTTGTACAGAAGCAGAAGTACCTGTCTCAGGCAATCTCTGATACGAAGGAGAAGCTGAAGCAGGAAGAGGCTGCCTTAAAGCAGCTGAAGGATGCACCTCAGACCGAGGAGACCATCAAACAGCAGGAAGCGCTGACCCGGGAGATTGAGGATACCAAGCAGTCTCTGAAGGGACTGGAGGACCAGTACAAGTCGGTCGGCTCTGTTGCCGGTGTCCAGCTTCAGCAGGCAGGGCAGAAGATGAAGGATATCGGAGACAAGATCACCGGTGTCGGCACTTCTCTTTCTACCCATGTGACAGCTCCGATCACTGCAGTTGGTGCGGCATCTCTTGCTGCCTTTACTGAGGTCGATGCCGGTGCGGATATCGTAAAGACCAAGACCGGTGCGGCTGGGCAGGCCTTAAAGGATATGCAGGATGCGGCAAATGATATCGCAACCACAATCCCGACAGACTTTGAGACGGCTGGCTCTGCTATTGGTGAGGTGAATACGAGGTTTGGTCTTACCGGTACAGCCTTAAAGGATCTCTCTCAGCAATTTGTCGAGTTCGCCGCAGTCAATGACACGGATGTCTCTACTTCCGTTGATAACGTTTCTTCCGTTCTCAATGCATTCGGTATGGATGCGTCACAGGCTGGCGGGATGCTGGATGTCCTGAACTCTGTTGGACAGGCGACCGGTCTTTCCATGGATACTCTGTCGACGGATCTTTCCCAGAACGCGGCACAGCTCAAGGCCATGGGCTTCAATGCTACCCAGTCCGCACAGTTCCTCGGCAATGTCGAGATGTCCGGTCTGGATGTCGGCACGGCAATGGCAGCGATGAAGAAAGCCATGAACAATGCTGCGAAGGATGGGAAGACACTCGATCAGGCACTTGGTGATTTCAGTACCACGATGAAGTCCAACAAGTCGGATACGGAAAAGCTGCAGGCAGCCTATGATCTGTTTGGCTCTAAAGGTGGTGCCGCCATCTTCAACGCCATGCAGACCGGGAAGCTCTCCCTTGATGGCTTTTCATCTGACATGAGCTCCTTCAAGGGAAATGTGGAGACGACCTTTAACGACACGCTGGACCCGATCGACAAGTTCCAGACGACGATGAATCAGCTGAAGATCACCGGAGCTGAGGTGGGAAATTCCCTCGCAAGTGTTCTGGCTCCCATGCTGGAGCAGGCAGCCGCAGCACTGAAGAAGTTTGCAGATTTCTGGAACGGTCTGCCGGAACCGATGCAGCAGTTCATTGTGAAGGCGGCTCTGGTGGCTGCTGCGGTTGGACCGATTCTCGTTGGAGTTGGAAAAGTTGTGTCGGCTGCTGGAAGCATTACCGGTGTGATCGGCAAGGTCATGACAAGTGTTGGCGGCCTGTCCACTGGACTTACCGCATTCAGCTCCCTATCCCTGCTTCCCATGATCGGGATTATTGCCGGTGTCGTCGCTGCGGTTGTTGCCGTGGTGGAAATCATCAAGCACTGGGGAGAGATTTCTGAGTGGTTCAAGGGTGTCTGGGATAAGGTGTGCTCTGGGGTAAAGAAAGTCGGTGAGGGTCTGGCCACCTTCTTTTCCGGACTCTGGGACGGAATCAAGTCTGGAACGGAGACCGCATGGAACGGTATCAAAAGCGGTGTCTCTACTGTGTGGAGCGGGATGAAGACCGGAGCCACGACCATCTTTAACGGGATCAAGACAGGAATCACCAATGCCTGGAATGCCGTGAAGACGGGGACCAGTACAGCATGGAATAACATCAAGACAGCTGCTTCCAATATCTGGAACGGGATGAAGTCTGGAGCGACAACGATCTTCAACGGGATTAAAACCAGTATCACTAATGCTTGGAATGCGGTAAAGACCGGTACCAGTACGGCTTGGAACAACATCAAGACGTCTGCCTCCAATATCTGGAACGGCATGAAGTCCGGTGCGACGACAACCTTCAATGGGATCAAGACCAGCGTTACGAATGCATGGAATACGCTGAAATCCAATACCAGTACCGTATGGTCCGGGATCAAGTCTGTCGTGCAGCAGCATGGAGGAGGGATCAAAGGTGTCATTTCTACAGCGATTGACGGGTATAAGTCCATCTGGAAGGCGGGTTTCGATGTGATCAATCGTACGACAGGAGGAAAGCTCGGTGAGGCACTGTCCACAGCAAGGTCAAAGCTCGATTCCATAAAGCAGGCGTTCTCAGACAAGATGGGCGGTGCAAGGGACGCAGTGAAGAACGCGATTGACAGGATCAAGGGATTCTTCCATTTCAGCTGGTCCCTGCCGAGCCTGAAGCTCCCGCACATCAGCATCTCCGGACATTTCGGGATCAACCCTCCGTCCGCACCACACTTCTCCATCAGTTGGTACAAGAAGGCGATGGAAGACGGCATGATCTTAAATGGCCCTACGATCTTTGGCATGAAGGGCAATTCACTCCTTGCCGGTGGTGAGGCAGGACCGGAAGCAGTCGTCGGAGTAAACAGTCTGATGTCGATGATCCAGAAGGCGGTGGGCAATGCCGGTGCCGGTACGACGATCGGAGATATTAACATCACGGTCTATGGCGCACCCGGACAGGACGTTCATGAACTGGCGGACATCATCGAGAGCAGGATCAACAGCAAGGTCAACATGAAGGAGGCGGTGTTCGCATGATCTATAACAGAGAGGTGGTACATGAGACCTTTTCATTATTTTGTTTTTGACGGGAAGAGCAGCCTGGACTTCGGTGTCCGGATCTCCGGGGATGGAGTCTACAGCTCTCCGAAACGAGACTACGAGATCCAGTCGGTGCCGGGAAGATCTGGCGATCTGGTTTTTGATAACAACAGATTTGAGAACATCTCCCTCACTTATCCGGCAGGCATCGTGAAGAACTTCAGGGACAACGTCGCTGCGCTTCGGAGCTTCCTTCTGACCCGGACAGGATACCGGAGACTGGAAGATACCTATCACCCGGAAGAGTACAGGCTGGCTCTCTTTGAAGGACCTCTTTCTGTGAAGGAGATCGGAAACATTGCAGGACAGTTCGACATCACGTTCAACTGCAAACCGCAGCGGTTCCTGAAGTCCGGTGAGAAGACTTATACATTCACGGCGAATGGAGAGATCCGAAACAACACGCTCTTTCCTGCCAAGCCTCGCATCCTGATCTACGGAAATGGTACCGCAGGTATTGGACAGAAGACGATCGAGGTGAAGGGCAACACCTATCCTTATGTCGAGGTGGATTGCGAGACCATGGACGCATTTTATGGAGCGACGAACTGCAACAGCATGATCTCTCTAACTTCCGGCGATTTCCCTGTCCTCAATCCGGGAGACAACGGAATCACGCTCGGCAAGGGGATCACGAAGATTGAACTCATACCAAGGTGGTGGATTGTATGATACCTGTTTTATACGACGCAGGAGAGAGGGACTTCACGTCAAACGGCCTCGGCAGGCTCTACGATGCAATCTCCTGCACGGTGACAGAAGAGAGGAACGGGTCCTTTGAGCTGGAGATGACCTATCCTGTCAGCGGTATCCACTACAAGGATATCCTGAAGGAGAGGATCATCTTCGCTGTCCCGGCAGACGGGAAGAAGGAGCAGCCGTTTCGGATTTATAAGATCTCCAAGCCCATGAAGGGGATCACTACGATCTCGGCAAGGCATGTGTCTTACCAGCTTTCCTTTGTACCGGTGAAGGCAGATCTTACCCCAGCGACGACAGCAGCGCAGGCATTTGAGCGTCTGAAGCATGACGCCATCGAGCCCTGCGGATTTGATTTCTGGACGGACGATACGACGGTTGGAAATTACACGACACCGCTTCCGGCATCGCTTCGGTCAAGACTTGGAGGTGTGGAAGGCTCCATCCTCGACAACTTTGGCGGCGAATATGAGTGGGACAGGTGGACGGTAAAGCTTCATGCAGCCAGAGGCCGGGACAGCGGAAAGGTGATCCGATATGGTAAAGATCTGACGGACCTGAAGCAGGAAGAGTCGATCGAGGATACTGTTACAGGTGTTGTGCCTTACTGGGCAAAGGATAATGACGGAGAGACACAGCTTGTGACGGCATCCCCTGTCTATACGGAGAACGCATCGAAGTTTCCCTACCGTAGGACAGTGGTCCTTGACCTTTCATCCGAGTGGCAGGAAGCTCCGACAGAATCTGCGCTCCGGTCAAAGGCCGCCTCCTACATGAAGGCGAACGGATATGGCGTGCCCTCCGTCAACATCTCCATCAGCTTCGTGGCTCTCTGGCAGACAGAGGAATATAAGAACATCGCGCCACTAGAACGAGTGAATCTCTGTGACACGGTGTCCGTGGAATTCCCGGAGCTTCAGGTTTCAGCAAAGGCCAAGGTCATCAAGACTGTCTACGATGTCTTGAAGGATCGGTATTCCTCTATCGAAATCGGAAGTGCCAGATCAACCCTGTCCGATGCTATTGCCTCTCAGAACGCGAGAATGGAATCACAGGAAAAATCAAACCGAGCCTTCCTTGAGTCTGCTATCAAGCATGCGACAAAGCTGATCTCCGGAGGCCTTGGCGGGTATGTCGTGTTTGGTCTCAATGCAGATGGTCAGCCGGATGAGATCCTCATCATGGACACTGCTGATAAGAACACCGCTGTCAATGTGCTCCGGATCAACATGAACGGCATCGGCTTTTCTACCTCCGGCTATCAGGGGCCCTTCGATACCGCATGGACGATCGACTCTCGCTTCTATGCGGACTTCATCACTGCCGGGACTTTAAATGGTAATCTCATCAAGGCAGGGACAATTACGGACAAGAAGGGCAAGAATTACTGGAACATGGAAACCGGCGAGTTCAGGCTTTCTTCTGAATCAAAGGTTGGTGGGAAGACCTTCACGGAGCAGTATAATTCTCTGCTTTCCGAGGCTCAGTCCAAGGCTGAGGAGATCGCAGATGAGAAGACAAAGACGGCTTCTGATACCTGGTCTAAGGAACTCGCCGCACAGATCGATGGCAAGATCGCGACCTACATGCAGGATGAAGCGCCTGACGGGGATGGCCTCGATACCGGTGACATCTGGTTTGATTCCTCGAATGGCTACACCGTCTATCGCTACAACGGGCAGGCGTGGATCAAGGTGAAGGATGCCGGGATTGCGCAGGCTCTGCAGGATGCAGCGAACGCGATGAACAAGGCCAATACGAAGAACACGATCACTGGTGGGAAGACAGCTCCGTCAAACCCTGTGACCGGGGATATGTGGATCGACTCCGGCAATGACAACAAGCCCATGATTTACAACGGATCGCAGTGGATCTCTTACCGGGATGCGACGATTGCCAGTTCCCTCACGGCAGCCAAAGCCTATGCGGATACCATCAACAAGAACCTGAACCAGACCGAGATCTTCAACCGGCTGACAGACAATGGCTCTCTTGAAGGCATCTACATGGAGAACGGCAAGCTGTACATCAATGGCACTTACATCAAGTCCGGCAGCATTACAGCAGATCTTATCAAGGCAGGAATTATTAAGGTCCAGACCAGCGATGGCGCTGAAGAGATCGACCTTGGTGACAGCATCAAGATGACTTCTGCCGGGATTGAGGTGACAACCAACTGGGGAAACTACATCGAAATCAAGCCGGATATATTCAATGGTATTTCGTTCACTGGTGATGGAGATAAGGGAACGGGTAAGGCTACCGCAGTTGCGAGGAACGGGATTCTAATCAAGAACAATAGTGATGAGCTCTTGGGGAACTTTCTTCTTCAGTATCCGTCCACGTTTATTGACGATGACTCAATCAGGATCTCGGATGCAATGATGCCGAACCGGTATGTCATACTCAGCACAGATACCAGTGGCACCTATGGGATCAGTACTTCGGGCAACTTCTACTGCGGTGGGTCGAAGTCAAGACTGGTGGATACGGATGATTATGGCCAGAGGCTCCTGTATTCCTACGAGACACCGACACCGATGTTCGGAGATGTAGGCGAGGGGGTCATCGCTGATGATGGGCTGTCTTATATTTCCATTGATCCGATCCTTGGCGAGACGATCGCGACATCCCAATATCAGGTGTTCCTGCAGGCATACGGAGAGGGGACCTGCTATGTCAAGGAGAGGAACGGAGCCAACTTCGTTGTGGCAGGAGATCCCGGACTTTCCTTTGGCTGGGAGATCAAGGCAAAGCAGTCGGACTTTACGCAGAGGAGGCTGGACCAGTTTTATACCACCAATCCTGAGACGAGCAGTACAGACTACGCGCAGGAAGCAGTGGAGCATATCACAGAACTTAGCAAGGAGAGATCAGTATGAAGAAGGCTACAGCAATCACATTTTTTAACGATTCCGTGGGAAAGCGGATGAGCATGGTGTACAGCGAGATCGACGAGAAGACCGCGAAGATCGTATCCGATAACAAGAGAACGGATATCGTGGTCACAGACAAGGATGTGCTGGCCGCCATGGGTACCATTGAAACGTATGTGCAGAACTACATTGACACGATCGAGGGATGAGTATGGATGTAAGAGAATATGATCTGAACCTGATCCCGGGCAGTGTACCTGAGATCGTCAAGATCAATCAGTACGACAAGGGCATACAGTATGCCTTCACCATCTATCAGGGCGAGAAGAAGTTTTCCATTCCGGCAGGATCGACCGTGTTGCTCACGGGAATAAAGCCGGATGGACTGGGCTTTACCTATAGCTGTACCTTCTCCGGAGCAGTTGTGTCTGTCACGATCGGGGATCAGGTCGCAGTGCTGAATGGAAAAGTGGATGCAGAGATTACCATCATCTCCAGCAGTTCTGTCCGGCTTGGCACTGCAAACTTTGTCTTCCTTGTGGAACCTGCCGCACTGCAGGATGACACAGCTGTATCTGATTCGGACTTTCCGGCTATCGTGAAGGCTGCGGATCATATCGATGACGCGAAGAAGTATGCGGACAATGCGGCGCAGAGTGCAAAGGATGCGAAAGCTTCTGCGTCATCGGCGGCCAGTGCAGCGAAGAATGCCATAGCGGATGAAGTGACAAGAGCGAAGGCTGCAGAAGCGGCAAATGCCAAGGCCATCACCGATGAGACGGCAAGAGCGAAGAAGGCTGAAGAGGCAAATGCGACGGCAATCAGCAGACTGAACTCCCCAGAGAATCCGTCTTTGCTGAACTCAGAGAATGATCTGAACAACGTTGTAACAGGCGGTTTTTATCATATCGACAACGGATACAACCCTGCCAACATGCCGAGTGGAAATGACAATGCGGTTCTGCTCGTAATGCAGGGGAGAGACCATGCAGATATTGCTCAAATCCTGATCTCCGGCAATTCAGACAACATCCTTTATCGTACAGGGAATACATTGAATAAGTTCTGGGCTGACTGGAGGAAGCTTGCAAATACACAGGATCTGGACGCAATCAATAAGGTGATTCAGGGAGTAAGCGACAGTAGGACCAACTATGTGAATTGCGGGATCGTTGTTGCTGCGGATATGGACGCCTTTGTTTTAAAGTGTGCGCCACTGATCAAGGCAGCCTTTCCCTATGATTCCTGCGGTTTCACTTCCGGAATGTTTCAGGCAGTTCATGAAGGCGATGATTACTATTATGGCCTTTGGTACATCCTCAGTGCGACGGAAGTGGATCTGGTTTTCTTCAAGCAGAGAGCTGATACGATAATCAAATGCAAGGTTACCGGTGATAGTATCGCGGCGAAATATGTCTACCAGAACATGTCTACTCTGTCAGCAAGGGTTGATGCTTTAGCAAGTGACGTTGCTGTCCGGGCATCATTGATTCCGGCAGGTAAGCAGATATATAGCGGTGATGATCTGAATAATAACAGCTATACAGCCGTCGGGACATATTACTGCAGCGCGATAGTCGAAGCGCAGCATATATCCAATCTCCCGGAAGTGACTGCTTTTATGATGACTGTTTACAATCCACTTGGACCTCTCACGGGGCCACTAAGTACCCCATGGCAATACAGGTTGCAGGAATTCATGCCATACCACGGGGCGCATAAGTACATCAGAATGGTAAGCACAGATGGTGAGAGTAATGTAGTCTTTGGAGACTGGATGACAGAGTATTAAGGGAGGCAAACCAATGGACTGGATCTTGAAGTACTGGATACAAGAGCTCTTCGCTGTCATCATCGCTGTTCTTACGTGGTGCGTGAAGAAGCTCCGGAAGAAGAAAACCGAATATGACGTTCTGCGGGAAGGTATTCTCGCTCTGCTGCATGACCGGCTCTATCAGGCGTGCAGCTTTTTTATTGCTCGTGGCTGGGCTACTTTGGAGGACCGGGAGAATCTTGAATATCTCTATCGTCCCTACAAGGCGCTCGGCGGGAACGGCACGGGAGAGACTTTATACCATACGGTGGAGAAGCTGCCGTATCAGGAACAGAGGAGGAATGACTTATGGATTTTGGAATCGCATCTGTAGCGGCAATCACAGTAATCGCCTATCTCATCGGGGCGGGCTGCAAGGCATCGACAAGAGTACCGGACACCTGGATTCCGGTGATCTGCGGAGTGGTCGGTGCAGTGCTCGGAGTAGCTGGGCTGTATCTGATGCCTGACTTCCCGGCGAAAGACATCGTCAATGCTCTGGCAGTCGGCATCGTCAGCGGGTTTGCAGCAACCGGTATCAACCAGATCTACAAGCAGGCACAGAAGTGAGGTGATCCTTCTATCTCGGCGGTCCCGTCGTAAAGGGATGATGTAGTTACAGGCTCTCAGGCAGACATGCTTGGGGGCTTTTCTTATTGGGAGGAATAGTAATGAGCAAGACAGAACAAGCCATCAGCTGGATGGAAAATACAGCAAGGAACAACGCACATGGCTATGATCAGAGATACCGCTGGGGTGAGAAAGGCGACTACGATTGTAGTTCTGCGGTCATAACGGCATGGCAGACGGCAGGGGTACCGGTCAAAACCAAGGGTGCCACTTACACAGGAAACATGAAGGCCGCCTTCCTTGCCTGCGGGTTTAGGGATGTAACAGGCAGGGTTAATCTGGCTACCGGTGCGGGGCTGGTCCGTGGAGATGTACTTCTCAACACCACACACCACACAGCCATGTACTGCGGCAACGGTCTGGAGGTAGAAGCGTCCATCAATGAGAGAGGTGGAGCAATCGGCGGTGTGCCCGGAGATCAGACTGGCAGGGAATTCCGGATCCGGTCTTACCGAAACTTCCCATGGAACTGTGTGCTTCGTTATCAGGAGCAGGCAACCATGACGGTGGAGGAAGCAGCCAGAGGTGTTCTTGCTGGCAAGTACGGTAATGGCGATGACAGGAAGAAAGCCATTCAGGCACTTGGCCTTGACTACAACACGGTCCAGAAGAGAGTCAATGAGCTGATCAGAGGTCAGTCGAAGTCAGTTGACCAAATCGCTCATGAGGTTCTGCAGGGCAAGTGGGGAAACGGCTCTGACCGATGCAGACGCATAACGGCAGCGGGATACGACTATTCTGCTGTGCAGAAGCGGGTCAACGAGCTGCTGAGATAAAAGTCTTCATCTTTTTTCACTAGCTTTTCATGTTTTTTCACTTTTTTTCATCCCCTTCTGTGTGGTAAGGTAAGATTGGAAAAAATGAAGGAGATCCCGATGTGGGAGTCAGAAATACCTGGCTTCTGCACCGGGATTTTTTATTGCCTTCGTTCTAAAACAGAAAACCTAAGCATTAATTATCGACAATTTGCTCCCGTGACGGAGGGCACAGATTCTCCGTTTTATGGGGGCAGATCTGCTTGCTATAAGCCGCGTAAGAGCGAATATGTTTACTACCCAAAGGAGGGGTGAACATGGGAAAAATCAGAGCAGCGGCTTATTGCAGAGTCAGTACAGATCAGGAATTGCAGGACCTTTCCTTCGAGAGCCAGTGCAGCTATTACCGCCAGCTGATCGAATCAGATCCGGCGATGGAGCTGGTTGGCATTTACGGAGACCACGGTAAGTCTGGAATGCACATCGATGGCAGACCTGAGTTTCAGAGAATGATTGAGGACTGCAAAGCAGGGAAGATCGACCTGATCTATTCAAAATCCGTGTCCCGTTTTGCGAGGAATCTTTCAGACCTTCTGAAGACTCTCCGGGAACTGAAGGACATGAACGTGTCCGTTGTCTTCGAGAAGGAAGGCCTTGATACCAGGAGTGCAGCATCGGAGCTGATGCTCGGCATCCTTGGAACCATCGCGCAGGAAGAGAGCCACAGCCTTGCCACCAACATGCACTGGGGCAGAGAAGAACGCTTGAAGAAAGGACAGCCCTACGGAGCAGTTTCCTATGGCTACCGGGATCGGGGAAAAGAACATACCTGGGTGACGGTACCGACCGAAGCGGCACAGGTGAGGCTTGCTTTTCGGCTGGCGAGTGAGGGGACACCGTATCCGGAGATTCGAAAGCAGCTCATGAAGCTTCAGAAAGAGCTCGGAGGTGACCGGCGCTGGAGTCAGTACAACCTCCACTACCTGCTGACGAATCCCTACTACACCGGGGATTACATGAACAATAAGACGACGGTTATCATCCGCGACAATAAGCCAGTCAGAGTGGAGAACGATGGCCTTGCCGATCAGTACTACATCGAAGAACACCACGAAGCGCTGGTCAGCCATGAAGATTTTGACTTTGTGCAGGATCTGATCAAGCGCGGCATGCTGAATGCCAAACGCCGCAATTACTCAGATGAGGAGAAGAAACTGCTGGAAGAATGTCAGAGAAGGAGGGAGCAGCATGAGAGAAGTGATGAGAACACAGGCCAGAAGAACAACGAAGTCGGAGCCTAAGAAAAAGCTCCGTGTGGCTGCCTACTGCAGGGTCAGTACGGATTCGGATGAGCAGGAAATCAGCTTCAACACGCAGGTTGAGGTTTACGAGAAGAGGATTCTTGGAAATCCCAACTGGGAATATGCCGGAGTCTATGCCGATGAAGGATTGTCCGGCACCAGCGCTGCAAGGCGTGTCGAATTCCAGAGGATGATGGAAGACTGCCGGGAAGGGAAGATCGACAGAATTCTCACCAAGTCCATCAGCCGCTTTGCCCGGAACACGCTGGATTGCATCGAATATGTCCGGGAACTGAAGGAGCTCGGGGTGACCATCCTGTTCGAGAAGGAACACATCGACACTGGGGGAGCGTATTCTGAAATGATCCTGACAGTTCTGGCTGCATTTGCGCAGGAAGAGTCCAGATCCCTTTCCGAGAACATCAAGTGGGGTGTCCGGAAGAGATTTCAGGAGGGGACAGACCGCTGGATTCCAATTTATGGCTACACGAAGGAAGGCGATGAGAAGTACGTCATTGTTGAGGACGAGGCAGCGATCATCCGCAGGATCTTTGATGAATACGAGCATGGCTCTGCCACATCGAAGATCGGAGAGGAACTGGACAAGGCAAAGGTTTCGACTCCGCTGGGGAAGGCGCACTGGGATTCGGCGCTGGTCCATTCCATTCTGGAAAATGTGAAGTACTGCGGAGACATCATCCTCCAGAAGTTCTACACCACAGATCACCTTTCCCATGACTGTGTGAAGAACGATGGCTCAGAGGTCCCGCAGTACTATATCAAGGACCATCATCCGGCGATCGTTACAAGAGAGCAGTACAAGAGGGTGGAGAAGATCCGCCATATGAATAACAAGAAGAATTCAGAGCTTGGCGGGAACTATCCTTATGGGGATCTGCTCCGATGTCCTTTCTGCGGCAGGAAGCTGCGCCAGAGTAAGCTCGGCATCTACGGCAATCAGCGAGGATGGACCTGCAAGGGTGAAGACTTCCTCCTCCAATCAGACCTGCTCGATCCGGCTGTGCTGGAATGCTACGAGAAGCTGCCGATTGAGAAGCTGACCGATATCGAAAACCCGGATGTACAGAAAGCTCTTTATTATAAGAAGAGACACACTCACTTTTCACAGGTCGACTTCTATTGGGTCGACGATCTGATCGAATCTATCGAGCTCGGGACGCACTCTGGGAAAGACGACCACACCGTAACAGTCCACTGGAAATGCGGCCTGACAACCACAGCCGAGACGGACTCGAAGAAGATGACGGAATCACCGCAGGAACTCTGCAAGCGGTCTATTGAGAAGAAAAAAGAGTTGCAGGAGCGGAAGTTGGAGCTTAGGAGGGAGAAGCTTAGGAAGAAGGATGACACTGATCAGATTCAGGAAGAAAACACGGATCTGAAAGCGCAGATGGCGGAGCTGTTAAAACGCCAGCAGGAACAAGACGAACTGATCAAGAAGTTATTGGAGAAGGCAGGAGCATAAAAACTCCTGTCTTTTTTATTACCCGGAGGAACAGCCATGAAGGTACATGTCGTAAAGAGTACAAGACACCAGCGGAAGAAGAAGGTGGCAGCCTACTGCAGAGTCAGCACGATGGAAAGTTCTCAGGAAGAATCCTATGAAACCCAGAAGGAATATTACGAGAATTACATCATGTGTCATGATGAATGGGACTTCGCCGGGATCTATGCTGATCAGGGGATTTCCGGAACCATCGCGGAAAAGCGTCCACAGTTTATGGCCTGTATCAAGGATGCCATTCACGGCAAGATCGACCTGATTCTGGTCAAGAGCATCAGCCGGTTCTCTCGGAATATTGTGGACTGCCAAAGCTACGTGGCAAAGCTGAAGAGCTACGGCGTGGAGGTGTATTTCGAGAAGGAATCCCTGAGCACGATGGACCCGACGTCGGGCATGGTCTTCTCCCTGATGGGTCTGATTGCACAGAGCGAGAGTGAGTCGATCTCGCAGAACGTGAAGTGGGCTATCCGAAAGCGGCAGGAAGCAGGGACATATGTTTACGGCAGCAACCGGATTCTCGGATATGACACGAAAGACGGTCAGCTTGTACCGAATACGGATGCTTGGATCATCCGCCTTGTCTTTGAAAAATATCTTGCAGGCGATTCCTTTGAGCAGATTGCAAAGCAGGTCAACGACATGGGCGGTCATGCGATGAGGAGCGATAAGCCATTCTCTTCGAAGGAGATTCTCCATATTCTTCAGAATGAAGTTTATGTCGGGGATCGCCTGATGCAGAAGGAGCACCCCATCAATCTGATGACAAAGAAACCAGATCCGCAGGAGGAGCTGAAGCAGTATTACTTCAAGGATCATCATGAGCCAATTATCGACAGGGAAACGTGGGACCGTGCGCAGGCACAACTGCAGCAGCGGAAGGAACTGACCAAAGCCGGGATAAAATCTGGAGGGGATCACCACTTCCTGTATGGCAGAGTGTTCTGCGGCCTTTGCGGAACGCCGATGGTACGGAGAACTACATACCTGAAGAATGGTTCTTATAAGATCTGGTCATGCAATGAGCGAAGGAAGGGATCGAAGGGTAACGGTTGCAAGCTTCGCAAGATAAAGGAAGATGAAATGCTCAATGAAATACAGCGGCTGATGGGGATTCCGGCAGAACAGCCATTCCCGGAGAGCACTTTTCTTGAGATCGTCAATAAAGTATTTATTTTCCCGGATCACATCGAAATCGAGTACAAGTAATACCGACAATTCATCCCATCATCTCTGAAACATCTTAAGCACTATAAACGCTGGAGATCCTCCGGCGCTTTTCTTATTTTGTTCCTTACTGACAAAGATTTACCTGCCGCTTGCTATGTAGAAAATATAGTTTTATGGTTTGTTCCAAGCAGAAAATCTAAACAGGCCTGATTCTGCGAAGAAAGGACCGAATGAACTATGTAGACACACGTAAGTACGAACTGCAGGAACGAGAGAGAATGGCAGCGGAGATGATCGGCTGTTACCTAAATGAGCAGGTTCCCGATGAGGTGAGGCGGATTCTCTCTGCAATAGTTATTCCGGGAAGAGAGCAGTGCACGATCGAAGGCCGCAGACTGGCGGAACTGATAGATGCTGCAGCGGAGGATTGCATTCCGTTAGGTGCGGAACCACCCACCAGTGATGTTAGGGCACACCTTATGTGGGGCATGCGGTTGCACAATCGGGAGTTGCTGAACGGCAGGGAGATCGTCCAGAATATGACGACTGATTTTGCTGACCTGCTCTATGATCTGTACCGGAAAAGCTGATAAGGACGCATGCTAAAATAATCAGACAATTTACTTGCTATCTGTGACTGATTACGGTAATGTACGACATGCGCGTAATCTGAAAGAAAGGTGGTGAGCAAATTGAAACCAAGAATCGTAGGGCCTACGAGAGAAACTATTAGACCGGACCAGTAGTGGGAGATGATCTCCTGTTGCTGGTCCTTTTTCTTTTGTAGGAGAAAGACGAATGGAAACGATAGGCCAAAGGCTGATGAGGCTCCGAATGGCTCGGGGATTAACACAGCAGCAGGCAGCGGAATTATTTAAACTGGATCATAGTACGATATCGGCTTACGAAAAGGATACAAGGCTTCCAACGATGGAGACCCTAGTCCTTTTTGCACGAGCATACCATGTCACAACCGATTACCTTCTGGGAATCAAGAACGGCAAAGTTATTAATGCAGACGGACTGACAGAGCGGGAGTATCTAATCATATCCGAGTTGGTTCAGGAACTGATGAGTAAGAATGAGGAACTTACTCACACGAAAAAATAAAGCAGATGAAGTTGCTCAAATCTGGCAGAAAAAGGACAATTTTTGATGGCTTGTTTGAGTAACATGATTTGAAGGAATCCTTTATTTATGCGCTTTCCCGAAGTCAAGTTGCTCAGAAATCAACTTTTTCAAGGGGTGGGCGGTAAAAGGCTTCCAACTTTTGAGTTCTACGATATGTCGAGTTATATCGACCTCTCGTAGAACTTTTTTTGATAGGATTTTTTAATAAGTAAGAATAGCGAGAGAGTGTGGATATTTATGGCTGAGGAGATTTCAACAAAGAAATATTCAGAGGTCCGATCGAAAAAAATCGATTGGCTGTGGTATCCATACATCGCTTACGGAAAAGTCACCCTTCTGGTGGGTGATCCGGGTGATGGGAAATCTACATTCGCTTTGCAAGTTACAGCGATATTAACTGCTGGCAGAAAGTTCCCAACGGGAAATAGAGTCAGAAAACCTATCAACGTTATCTATCAATGTAATGAAGACGATCCTGCTGACACGATAAAACCACGGCTTGTCCGGGCAAAGGCAGATTGTAATCGGGTTCTTTTCTTCAATGATGCTGACAATCTTACACTGGATGATAAACGATTAGAGAAAGCGATTGAAACGTCTAATGCCAAGCTGGTGATTTTCGATCCGATACAGTCCTTTTTATCAGCGGACGCAGATATGGTAAGTGCTGTAAGAATGAGAGCTGTTCTGAACCGGATATCCGAGGTGGCTAAAAGGCAGCAATGTGCAATTCTTCTTATCGGTCATCTTAATAAGTCGGTAGGTGGTAAAGATTTGTACCGGGCACTCGGCAGTATTGATATTTCAGCAGTGGCGAGAAGTGTTCTGATGATCTCGAGGGATGAAGAAACGCCTGAGATCAGATACATGACTCAGATCAAAAACAATATTGGATATGAAGGACCGATCGTATCGTTCAAGCTTACGAAGGAAGGTTTTGAATGGGGAGAGGTGATTTCGAAGACATCTCAGAATGACGAAAAAGAATCCAATGCACCAATTGATGTAGCCAGAGCTGCAATTACGTCACTTATCCAAGATGGTGAAGTGTCATCGAATGATCTGTTTTTACATCTGGACTCGCTAGGATTATCGAGATCTACTACCCGTCGTGCAATAAAGGATCTTGGGCTGGAGTCAAAGAAACACGGGAAGGTATGGTATTGGCAAACCGCAACCAATTCAGAGTCAGGTAATAATTCGAAGAAAGGAGACTGATTATGGGACGAAATAGAAATACACAGAAGCAGCAGAAAAAGGAAAAGATCCGCAGGAAGATTCAGAACGCTGATACGAAAAATGTTATTGTCATTCCGGCTAAACCAAGGGATATGACGGGTCCGGATGCGCATCTGAAAAGGGTGGCAGCGTACTGCCGCGTGTCTACAGATGAAGATACACAGACCACCTCCTTCGAGCTGCAAAAGAAGGAATACACCAGAATGATTTCCAATACGGAAGGCTGGAAGCTGGCTGGCATTTATGCAGATGAAGGCATTTCCGGCACTTCCATAAATCATCGTCTGGGCATGCAGCAGATGATCGAGGACTGTAAAGCTGGAAAAATCGATATGATCATCACAAAGTCGATTTCCAGATTTGCCAGAAATATTGTGGACTGTTTGAATACAATCGAGATGTTGAGGAATCTGCCGAATCCGGTAAGTGTCGTATTTGAGACAGAGCATCTGAATACTGGCGATGAAAGTGGCCGAATGATACTGGCTATCCTTTCTACCATTGCAGAGGAGGAAAGTCATACAAAAAGCCGGATTATGAACTGGTCGCTCGATCACAGGTTTAAGAATGGAATTTGGCTGACTCCGCCTCTTTATGGTTATGACAAAGATGAGGAGACTGAGAAGCTTGTTATCAATCCGGAGGAGGCAAAGGTAGTGAGGCTTTGCTTTTTCCTGTATCTGAACGGCTTTAATTTCAAATCAATCGCGGAGACTCTGACAGCGTTGGGAATCAAGACCTATACGGGTAAAGATACCTGGAGTTCATCAACAATCCGGCAGATGCTTTCAAATGAGCGTCATTGCGGGGACATCTTGGCAAGGAAAACGTTCACTCAGAGATATCTGGATCATAAGGTGAGGAAGAATAACGGTGAACGGCAGAAATATTTTGGCGAAGATGATCATGAGGCGATTGTAAGCCGCCAGATCTACCGTGCCGTCAACAAGAAAATGCAGGTGGATAAGTCAGCAAGGAACAATTCTCCAATGCCTTCTCTAAGTGTAATTGATGAAGGAATCCTCAAAGGGTATGTTCCGGTAAACAGCCGCTGGGAAGGAATTACAGAAGATGAATTCTTGGAGGCGACGAACACTGTGATCGAAAAGACAGATGTGTCTCCTGCTGAGTCGGATTCTTTCACAATCGATGATTATGAAGTGGTTTCGGCTAACTTCTTCTATTCAGTGGACCAGATGAAGCTGACAATCAACCATGGTGCGATATCTTTCAACGTAGCCTGCATGAAGAAATTTGAAGATGTGGAATACGTCGAGATTCTTTTGAATTCCGTAAATCAGTGCATCGCAATCCGGCCGTGCAGCAAAGACAATCCAAATGCTATCAAATGGGGACGGTTAAAAGGGAGCCGCTGGTACAGTGCAACAAGATCGTGTCGAGGCCTGATAAATCCGATCTTGTCTCTTATGAATTGGGACGCTCTGAACAAGTACAGGCTGACAGGGCAGTTCTTCTCACAGGGAGACAATAAGCTGCTTCTTTTCAGTCTGAGAGATCCTGAGGTTATCCCGTTCGATATACCCAGTGATAGCACAGAGGAGAATGCAGATGTCGAGCAGCAGGCAGAGGATGAAGAGATTGCCGCTGGCCGTTCTGAGCAGGAAGAAGCAACTGCAGAGGACGAGAACATTTCGTTCGGCAGACCGGCAAAATTTGGACGTGGGCTACTGCTGGAGCGTCAGCCGTATTACGGTGATTGGGAAGTCCTCCGTCCGGCGACTTTCTATAAATACTGTGCGGACATTACACCTGAGGAGATGGATCAGGTTAAAAAGGAAGCTATGGAATTATTGACAGAATTAAAGGAGGCTTAATGTGACATGGAAACCACCCAGGTAGATGGAATATATTATTCTGATGAGAAAGCAGCCGCAATAGCAGCGAGTTTTAGTTATGACAGCTTTCAAATTGTCCGGAGGGAGATGTTCGCGCATCTGGGTGTTCCGGCTGTTACGATCCGGAAGGATAGCATCACCTTTAATACTGCCTGTATCAATGGGTTTGAGGATGTTGTTTATATTCAGATCTTGGTAAGCGCAAACCAGAAGCGGATTGCCATTCGCAAATGTGATGAGAATGATAAAGATGCTCTGCGCTGGTGTATTGCCAAGCCCGACAAGCGAAAAACAAGGAAGATCGTAGGTAAGAAATTCTCGGCCATGATCTATCAGATGATGGGGTGGGATGACACCTGCAGATATAAGATCACCGGCCACAGAATCGAGTATCAGGGAGAGCCTTTGTATGTCTTTGAATTGCAGGAACCGGAGATATTCCGAGAGCGTCCGAAGCGAACGAAGGAAGAGCAGGAAGAACTGGCAAAGGACATGACACCGGAGGAGCTGGAAGCGTTACGGAAACGTGAAATCGCTGAATCCAGGAAGGCTTTCTTCCCTGCGGATGCTGCTAATACGTTCGGAGTTCCAGTCGAAGAGCACGAAAACCGACCTAACTTCGGCAATCCAAACGCTTATGTCGGTATGAATGCCTTTGCAGAAGGAGGACCCGATGACAGACAATGAGATCAGGCACAATGGGGTATCCTTCTCCCTGAAGCGGGGGAGGACTCTTATTTATCGTGCAACTATCCGGGAATTGGATAATCCGGAGTGTATACGATTCCTTCTCAGCAGGAAGCAGAAAAAGGTTGCAGTGCAGGTCTGCGAAGTAATCGATAAAGATTCTTTTAGGGTGCCTGACTTTTCCTCTGACAAGAAAATTCAGTATGAAATCAGCAGCATGAACTTCCTGAACATTATCTATGGGATGATGAACTGGGACCCGCAGAAGGCCTATCATCTGCGCGGATATCTTGTGCCTAAGTACCGGCTGGTGCTGTACGATTTAACAGAGGCAAAAGCAATCAAGGAAGAGGAATTTGTAGATCCGGAGTCAGGCGGCGAATCCTCATCATTGCTTTGATCTCAATCAGTTCGTTTTCCAACAAGCATAGGTCATTTTCTGTGATCTTCCAGAATTCTGGAGGGTCTATTAAGTGACGGAGCGTTTCTTCCACGTTGGTTATCAGGCTTGAGATGACGGGGTCAATGGTGGCCGTATATTTTTGTCCATCGATGATCACGTCAAAGATGTTCTTGTTGAGCAGGGAGCCCGCGAAATAATGAGCCAGTGCGTATGGATCGAACTCTTCCATGGTGACTGATTGATCGAGCAGTTCCTGAAGGTTTACCGCCATCGGAGTATTGTTTTCTGCCCTGCAGATCTTTAAGGACATAGCCTCTGCGGCGAACTCACTCCAGAAGATGGCGGACATCTTTGGACTGTTGATTTTGGACACCACATGGCCTAATTCATGCCAGTAATGGTGGTTGAAAAGCTGGCGGTATTTTCCGGGAGAGGATTTGCTGTAATCGACCTGACTTCTGACGATGAATATTTCATTCTCGGGAGTCGTGAACATGATCGATCTGGGGTTATCAGGGTATTCGTTAATGATGTGGTATGGAGGATCTTCTGGCAGCGGATAGTACTTTCTGAAAGTCTCCAATGCCGGAGGAATCCATGCTCGTATTTGCTTTTGCGTTATCATGGCTATCCCCTTTTTACTTTCCATTCTAGCACCTGGAGATTTCGAAGGATAGGGCTTATGGCAGAAGAAAATAACGGATTTCTCCGCGAAAGAAGGATGGCAATGCATCTCACACAGCAGGCAGTGGCGGACAGAGCTGGCATTTGCCTACAGCAGTATCAAAAGCTAGAATACGGAGAACGTGATCTGAATAATGCCTCGTTCTGCTTAGCTGTTAGGATTTTGGAGGCTCTTCAAATAAATGTTTCAGATTACCTTCGAGGGGATTATACTGAAGTAACAAAGAGCCCCAGAGAGGAGTTGACGGGAATGGACACGGGAAATGTAAAATATTATCTGCTTCATTTCGAGGTCGAAGAATCCTATATGAGCAGTGTTAATAAGGTCCTTCAGGCAGCTAATCTGACCTTTGAAGAGGCTTTCAAGGCAGCAGTCGAATACTATGGTGAGCACCCAGATGAGCTAAAAGAAGCGGCAGAGAAGTGTAAAGGGGAGCCGGAGATTGTTACCAACGCTTGCTTTATCCCCGTTCATGAAGGAGAGACAGAGGCAGCGGCCATAGAGGCAGCAATGAAGATAGATCAGTGAACTGAATAACAACGATTACTCAGCGGACCAGTGGGAATTATCCTGCTGGTCTTTTTTTATGCCTATCAATCTTTTATGAACAAAACTTGGTCTCGTGGAAATGAATGAATTGAGCGAAAAATTAAGAAAATTGCCCGACGGGTCAAACAACAACATATAGGAGACCGAAAATTCGAACCACAATATATGGTAGAGACTATTCCGCTGGTGAGAATATTGGACGCGTACCGCTCGAGGGAAAATATTGTTTATTACTTTTACGCTGAAGGAATGACCGAATGCGATATCCGGAACTGGATCCGGGTCAATAATAATGCTCTGACCTATTTTGGCGGCGTGACGCCGACGATCACCCCG